AGCATTTCAGCAGGCGGTGGGCAATGTGCGCGATAGGCATCCAGCAATTATTTACACCTTAAGAAACATGGGCAGTGAAAGTTTTACTCTGCGCCGGATTGATGAGAAATCGGCGCGATCTATGTTTGGTAAACACTGGGCGCAAACAGTGCAATTTGTGGCTGATGGGGGGGAGTTGCCAGAGCCTGAGAAGCAGATACCAGAGCGGCCACAAGGTACAAAGGCGGGGCAAAAAAAAGCAGGCGCAGAAGCACTGGCCAAGATGAAAGGTTTATTCGAGTGAAAGCGAGATTTAAAAAAACCAATGGCGCACTGTTGCCAGCCGACCAGCAAGCGAAAGAGCTTGTCGATGCCATGCCGATAGGTGAGGACGTTTTAATTAAGTATCAGCGCGGCAGGTCGGTTCAGAACCACAGGCGTTTCTTTAGCTTTGTAAACGACACTTTCGACTGGCAAGACGAGTTTGAAACTAAAGAAATCTGGCTCTATGTGCTGAAGATTCTGGCAGGTCATTTTGACCCGATTATCGGCAAAAACGGGACCACGCAATATGCACCAAAATCAATCAATTTTAGTGCTATGGATGAAACTGCTTTTAGGTCTTTTTTTGAAACAGTGATCTATGCCTACTTAGGCAGCAAATATGCCAAGCTCTTGAGCAACGAGCAAATGGATCACATTGCGCAATATTGACATTTTTGCAGGGCTAAGGTTGCAATTAAATTACAAAGTTAAATTACAAGGATTATACGTATGGCAAGTGTTTCAGGTGAAGCGATGCTTTTATTACAAATTATTGACGCGCAATTGAGCAATCCGGAAGAGGAATATCGGTTTGATCCATCGCGTAAATGGCGGTTTGATTTTGCTTACCCTGATAAGAAAATTGCTATTGAAGTTGAAGGCGGCGTATTTCAACAAGGCAGGCACACGCGGGGCAAAGGTTTCACAGCGGATTGCGAGAAGTACAACCGGGCTACTGAGCTGGGCTGGAGCGTGTACCGTTACACGACACAGCACGTTAAAAATGGCGAAGCGATACAGCAATTAAATCGAATATTGGGAAAGACGAGGTTATAACTATGAAAGTTGATGAAATTTTGGAGAAAGCAAAGGATAAACTTAAACTTAGAAGGGATGTTGTTAAAAAACTAAATCATGAAAAGCAGGCTTATATTATTGATCAGGTACAAGCGAGATTCCCCGGTGCTATATTTGAAAACGGTAAACTGAGTTGTAAAACGCCAAAAGATATCTATTGCAAGGCTTCCAGTTTTATTAATAATGACTACATTAGACGCCCCAAGGATCATATAGATTCACACCCTGTCTTAAAAGAAATAACCAAAAAAATAACTAAAATTGAACGTGAAATCAGCAAGATAGAATCTGCCTTAAATGCAGCAAGTAAATATACAGATGTCGTCAATACATTTAAGAATGAATTATTGTCAAGAGAAGACCTGCTCAATGATCTTAAGGAGCTTGAGGAAAAAATCGAGTGGATTTGTGTTCGTATAGATTCAGCGAAATCCGATTATTATGCATGCATTGATAATCTCAATGATTTAAAAGATTTATTGGCTAATGCATAAATTGAGCTATAGGTTAATTGAAATGTCTAAAATATTGAACAATGAGCTATAGGTTAATTGAAATGTCTAAAATATTGGCCAATGCACATGCTTGAATTGCTGGGAAAACTAACGCCGAACACGCCAAGCTTTAACCCTGTAGGCGGAATTCCTGATACCACTTGGGAAGATGTCGTGGGCAGTCTGCCGCATCTGTGCCGACATGGAATCCTGTACATTTACGCTAAATACATCGATATTAGGAATGACCCTGAGTTGCTTGCTGAAGCAAAGGCGGCAGCATTGCGAAAATATGGGCATGAAGACGCTTCGCGAGTGAAAACGTTAGCGTCAATTGCATTAGATCAGGCGTTAAATGCGGGGCATTGCCAACATTGCAAAGGGATTGGACAGATTCCCAACCGTGAGGGCTTTCAAGAATGCAGCTATTGTAATGGGACGGGGAGAGCTAAGGAGCTATCACAAAGGGAGTTGATGGGGTCTCTCAGGGTAAGTGCTGATAAAGTTAAGAAGCTGTGGCGGCCAAGGCTCAATACGCTTATGGCCGACTATAATTATTTTGAAATAGAAACCGCTGAGGCGTTAAAGAGAGCGATAAGAGGATAAGATTATGATACCCAACGAGGAAAAATGTAACAGAGCGAAAGCTATTGCCGCTGCTCAAGAAGTACTACTTTTTGTTTTTTGGTTATCAAGCTGTTGTTCACTAGGTGCCGCTTTTTTTGAGCCTTTTTATGGATCTAATCCTGAACTTGCTCGATTTTTCCTTGTTGGTTCAGGTTTTGTATGTGCCGCTTGCATGGGCATGTATGTTGACCATTTATACACTGGTGTTATGTTTGCAGTTTGTTATATATGTTTATTTCTAGCTGGTTCCTACGCTTCCGGCTTTGTTGCTTTTACTGCAGCTATTGCCTGCTGTGTAATTATTGGCATTTCTAATCTTGGCATGGCTGTTTTTATAAGTATCTTTACCGCCTGTGCCTTTATCGGTGCGTTTTATTTCACTACTGGTTCTTTTGGCCTTATTTTTTTCGCTGTCCTTGCTGCAACTGGCGTTGCTCTTGGGTTTTTCCTTCCTCGCGTTTTCTACTGGAAGCGGAAGGTCAAAGAGCTATGTAGATTGCATTCGAGCCAGGGTCCATATACAGCTCACCGACTGATAGTTTTCGCTCTCGCTGAGAAGCTAAGAAAAAAATTATAAACAAATTGTTGACAGGTGCGCACTTTTACCCTACTATTTCCCATGATGTCTATCTTATGGGACGGAGAAAGGCATTCCTATCCTCAACCCCCCCCCAAATATTCCTCCTTATTTTAGCCCGCGCCTTGCGGGCTTTTTTTTGACTGCTTGTAGCGATGCCTTTATAGGCGGGGGGAACCATAGCACAGTAAGCAAAAAGTAGACTGCTGTTTGCCTAAGATTTAAGTGCAAAGGATTTGATCATGTATGAGTATAAATTTGGAAGGACAAGCCTCGATAGGTTGTCTACCTGTCACGATGACTTGCAAAAGATTTTTAAAGTGGTTGTGAAAAAGTTTGATTGCACAATCATCTGTGGTCATCGCGATGAGGCGACCCAGACGCGAGTCTACAATCAAAGAAGGAGCAAGGTTCAGTACCCCCACTCTAAACACAACAGTATTCCCAGTATGGCGGTAGATGTGGCGTTTTTCCCAATTAAATGGGGGGCTGTGGAAAGGCATAAACATTTCGGCTTTTATGTCTTAGGTGTAGCAGAGGCGTTGTTACAGCAGGGTGTTATCAGTCATCGGGTACGTTGGGGGGGTGATTGGGATGGTGACAAAGATACCACGGATCAGAGGTTTAATGATCTTGTTCACTTTGAGCTGGTCCCGATCTAAGAGGCATGGTTTATTAATTTATTTGCAAACATGGAGGTAACATATGAAAAGAATATTCGATAATTTAAGGGATTATTTTAATTGGTTTTTTGTTAACCGCAGAAAAATATTTCAGCGAACACGGCAAGTCATCCATGTTATGAAGATCTTTTCGCGGTATACGAAGAGCAATAAAGATGATGTGGTTATAGATAAACTTGATGCTTTGCTTGTGCAATTTATCAAAGAATCTTTGCAGGACATGGGTGATGGAGATGCTGATGATGCGGCGCGGAGGATTACACGCATCAACAGAGGTGTGCTTAAAGGCATTACTGTTGGCGTAGATCGCAGCAAGTCCAAATTGGGATTTGCTGTAAGCATTGGAAAGTAAAGGCAAGTAATGCGACTAGTTAGACAACAGCAAATACCGCAAATAACCAGTCAAGAGATCAGTGCTGGTACGGGTACAGAGCAGCGCGTCTTTTCTCCCGCTGATGTTGTGTCGATGATCCAGCAGCACGAGAGTGCTGTTGCGGACTCAATCCCTGTAGGCGCAACGCTTGGTTGGTCTAGCTCGACAGCCCCAACTAACTGGCTTATATGTTACGGGCAGTCATTATCGGTAAATACTTATTCATCTTTATATGCGGTGATTGGTGCAGCTTACGGGAAAACCGAAGATGCGCAGGGTAATGTAACGCATTTCAATTTACCTCCTGCTGGGTTATTCGATAGGACTTTTTATCCAAATTCCTCTAACGATCCAGATCGCGCCAGTCGTACCGCAGCTGCTTCAGGCGGCAATACGGGTGACGCAGTAGGTTCTTATCAACCAGACGCAATTAAGGCGCACAATCACGGGCTGAAATTGCAGCGAACCGATACAGACGGTGGCGGTTTTGTCCCAGATGACGGTTATGCGTCTTCTTTTAGGCAAAATAAGACCGGTGGCGATCAAGATGCAAATGATCTTTTGACAGACCGTGATCCGAATGAGCTAAGCCATAGCACAGAGGATACAACGGGCAGCGAGACGCGCCCGAAAAATATAAACGTCTATAAAATAATCAAGTATCAATAAGGCGCAGCATGCAGTTTCACCAATACGACAAAAAAGGTATGTATGAGTTTTCAGCGACTGCGCAGGAAAGCCCTATGGAGCCTGGTCAGTTTATGATGCCTGCCAATGCAACGTTGATTGCTCCACCTGAGCATAATGCCAGTCAATATGTCATTTGGGTTGATGACCAGTGGGAAATGCGACAGCGACAAGGCGGAGTCTATTGGCATAAGAAAACGCTTGAAGTGTTAGAAGTTGCCGACCCTGTTGAAATTGATTTGAGTGATTACGTTGATGTGCAGCCCCCAGCACATCACCCTGGTGACAGCGTCGAATTCAAAAACGGTGACTGGTTAATAACTCTTTGTAATGAAAGTATTTTTGCTTTACGTTCTGCTGTTTTTGCAAAAATTAAAGAGGAAACAAATCGCAGGGTAAGGACAATCGATAATCGAGAGCTGACGCAGACGGAATGGCTTTTGAAGTCTCAAAACTACCAAGATGTAAAAGCAACTTTTTTGTCGCAATCCCTTTCTGGTCAAACATTAGGCGATCAACGGATTACTCAATCACAATATGACCATGCTGTGGAGAGAATAAACCGTAAAGATCGTTACGTTAGGCATTATCACACTGTCTTAAAGCCTATGATCAACGCAATGACAGTTGAGGAGTTGCAATCTTTTAATCCTGAAAATAAAGAGTATTGGGAGAACTTTGGTGGCCAATGAGCTAGTTCTACCGCCGGGGAATGCCAGCGGCTTAACTGTAACAGCAAAGGTTTACAGTAAAGCAGGCTCGCAAGTTGGCAGTGATGTGTCTTGCTCAGAAGCTGGCAGTACTTCTATTTACAGAGGCGATATGCCAACTGCTAGTCAGGGCGTTTATCTGGTTCACTTCACCGCTAACACAGGTGCAGACTTAGGCACTTATGAAATTAATTGGACAGGTAGCGGGGAACTTACAAATCTTGACTTGGCGACAGGTGCACAAATTTTGGCTTTGAATGATCTATCCAGCTCAGATATTACTAGTGCTGTCCCTGCCGTTTCTGCAATTCAAGCAGGTTTAGCAACAGCGGCACAGATTAACAATTTAAATAACTTATCAGCGAGTGATATTACTAGTGCTGTCCCTGCCGTTTCTGCAATTCAAACAGGTTTAGCAACAGCAGCGCAGGTTGCAGGATTGAATAATTTATCATCAAGTGATGTTACCAATGCCGTGCCTACTGTGTCTGCAATTCAAACAGGTTTAGCAACAGGCGCGCAAGTTCAGGGAGTCGAGGACAAGGTCGACAGTGTCAAATTGAAAACTGACGGCCTAAATTTTGACGGCGATGATCTCAAAGCGACTCTCGATGGTGAGGAGGTGACTACCGATGCCGCCTCACGCGAGGCTAGCAAAGCCAATCTATCAGATTTGGCAACCCAAACAGATGTGGCAGGTCTAGCAACAGCAGCGCACTTGCAAGAGGTTGAGGACAAAGTTGATACGGTTAAGACCGTAGCAGATGGAATTAAGGTTAAATCTGACGGCTTAAATTTTGACGGCGCTGATGTTAAAGCAACCCTCGATGGTGAGGAGGTGACTACCGATGCCGACTCGCGTCTTGCGAGTCAGGCTAATGTGTCGAGCTTGGCCACAGCGGCGCAACTGACTACGGCAGAATCAAATATTCGCGGTATCAACAATCGGGATTTAACCGAAGTATACGGCGCATCGGGCACGTCTGGTATCTCTGCCATTCAGTCTACGGTGGACGCAATCAAGTTAGTGATCGATAAGCTAACCTTTAATAGCACTAATGATGTTGTGGCTACTTTAGAGGGTGAGGCGGTCACTACGGATAACGCGAGTCGTCTTGCCAGTCAAGCTGACGTTGCACTGTTGACCACAATTAATAATGCCATTGCTGCACTCAATAATCTGTCGGGCAATGATGTGCTTAATCAAGTCAATTCCGCACTGGGGACTTATGATCCGCCGACCAAGGCGGAAATGGACTCTTTTCAGGCAGGTATTAGCGCACTGATCAATGGTCTGAATAATTTAGCGGCGACTGATGTGCGCTCGCAAACTGACGCGGCATTAGCTGGCCATGCTGTACCGACAAAAGCTGAACTGGATGCTGGTCTGGCATCTCTGAGTAATCTTGGTGCATCAGAAATTGTTAATGCTATTAGTAGCATGAACATTGAGGGTTCATTAACTTTTGTGGAGTTTATGCGCGCGATAGCTGCGGCAACTGCTGGAACAGGCACAGTCAGCGTTGATGGCGGTACAGTGACTTATTCAAATTTGTCAGGAACAAAACCTGTCTTAACAGCAACGGTCGATGCGGCAGGAAATCGCACGATTACGAAAGATTTGAGTTAGGGGGCGCAAACGGATTTCTTAACAATTTATGAGTATAGAAAATCTGAGCGAGAGCGGCATGGAAGCATTGACGAAAGCAACATTGACAACAAACGTAGCCAGCGGGGCAACTACAACGTATTTAGGTTTAACGTCTGAATCTGTACACATATTAATAGCGGTAGCAGGCTTAGGGTTGTCAGTCGCGACATTTTGCGTGCATCTGTATTTTCAAAAAAAACGCCTTGATATAGAGAAACGACGAAAAAATGTGGAATAAGTCTTACTGGAATAAGCATTACTTTATCGGCAAGTACTGGACCGATGCGCTTATAAAGCGGATTCGTCACCTCGTCTTTAAGTCAGCGTTTAACAGTGTAGCCGAGTTCAACGACCCTTTCGATTCTGTGGCTGAGTTTTCTGCGAGATTGCAATAATGTATATCTTAGGGGAATCCGGCGGGCATATTTATTTTAATGTGGGCGAGAATGTCGCGGCTAATACCAATCAGATTATCTTAAAAAAGCCTGATGGCACTGAGATTATTAAGGACGCTACGGTTGGTACAACTAACTTTAGCTCGACCAAAAAGGGCCTGTTTAAAGCTAATGAGTATGTCTTCTATTTAGTGCTGCCAAACGATTTGGATGTGCATGGACATTGGCAGGTTAGGGCAGTAACCACCTTGCCAACGGGAGCGGTTAAAAAGACCAGGTGGCAAAAGGCAATTGTTGAGGATTGATAAACTACAACTATTTGAGAAAGCTATGATTAAGGATTATATCACTGTAGGTATTTGTGCATTAGGTTTTGTAGCGTTGTTTGCCCTAACCAGTTTTCGCACTTATTACGTTTGGTCAGATTGTTTAGGTGAAAATGGTTTTTTAACCTGTGCAGCAATGCTAGGAAAATAACGATGGCTCGCCCAACTAACTTAACAGATGAAGTGATTGAGACGGCCCAAGACTACGTGGAAAACTACCAAAGTTACGGCGATGTTGTGCCTTCTGTAGTGGGTTTATGTAAAGCCATTAACCGTTCAAAACAGACAATTTACAACTGGGCAAACGAAGGTAAAGGCGGGTTTTTAGACACGTTAAACGCAATTAAGGAAAATCAAGAGCGTGTAACCATTAATAATTCATTAACTAACGATTTTAATGCCACTATTTCTAAGTTGATTTTGGCTAATCATGGCTATTCTGATAGGCAAGAGATCAAAGCCGAATTAAAAGAAGTTAGCAATATGACGGATGCAGAACTTGAAGCTATCGCGACAGGACGCGGCTAAATTAATTCTAGAGCGCAGAAAGGCCAGAGCATCACTGGCCGAATTCTCCAAGCATATCGCGCCTGAAGAGCCACCAGCATTACATCACCGGTTGTTGTGTGACAGCCTTGACAAGGTATTTAAGGGTGAGATTAAACGTCTCATGGTGTTAATGCCGCCGGGTTCCGCTAAGTCAACTTATGCAACTGTCAGGTTCCCCGCCTATGTCATGGGGCGATGGGATTCAGAGGGTGTTAAAAAAAGCATTATTAGTGGTAGCTATGGCCAAGACTTGGCTAGTAGCTTTGGCCGCAAGGTAAGAAACCTAGTCAGAACACCTGAGTATAACAGTATTTTTCCGGCCACAGAGCTTAGTCAAGATAGCCAGTCTAAGTCAGAATGGGAAACCGCAAAGGGTTGCAATTATAAATCAGTAGGTTGCGGTGCAGGCATTACTGGCCGACGCAGTGATCTGGGTGTTATTGATGACCCCATAAGAGGCCGAAAGGATGCCGATTCACCAACGGTTAGAGATTCCGTTTGGAATTGGTATAAGTCAGACTTTCTTACCCGACTAAAGCCGAAAAGCCCTGAGATTTTGATACAGACGCGCTGGCATGAGGACGATCTAGCCGGGCGCATCTTGCCTGAAAAGTGGAACGGTCAGAGCGGCCTTATTACTGCGAGAGATGGTAGAGACTGGCATGTAATATGCTTGCCCGCGCAAGCAGGTAAACACGACCTTCTGGGCCGTTCTGAGGGTGAGTACCTTTGGACTGACTGGTTCCCATTTGATTGGTGGGAACAGACCAAAAAGACCATGACCCTTACGGGTATGCGCGACTGGAACTCTCTATATCAGCAGATCCCCAGTGCCACTGAGGGTGACTTCTTTAAGCGTCACTGGTTTAAACGCTATTCACTGGATGACTTGCCGAGTGTGCGCAAGTACATCACCACCGACTACGCAGTATCTGAAGGGAAGGGCGACTTTACCGAGTTTGGCGTGTGGGGCTTAGACCCTAACCAAGACCTGTACGCTTGTGACTGGTGGTATGGCCAGACCTCCCCGGATACGTGGATTGAAGAACAACTCAACTTAATCGTTGAACATAAGCCCTTAACCGTGTTTGGCGAGAAGGGTGTTATCCAAAAAGCCACTGAGCCGATGCTAATTAAGCGCAGTGAAGAACGAAGTGTTTATGGCCACTTTGAGTGGCTGGCTAGAACCGCAGACAAGGCAGCGATGGCGCAAGGGTTTAGGGCTAGAGCTGCTATGGGTAAGGTGTACATCCCAAACACAGAATGGGGTGACCGCTTACTCAACCAATTGTGTGCATTTCCCGCAGGTCGTCATGATGATGCGGTGGATGTCTGCGGTTTAATTGGTATGGCACTGGATGAGATCGTATCGGCTACTGATAAGGTTGAGGAAGTCACAAAACCTGTTGATAGATGGGATAGGGCTTTTGGGGACGATGATGATGTTGAAAACTGGAAAGTTGCATAATGATAGAGTTTGAGCAGCTAAAAAAATGGTACTTGAGCGCAATTGATCAGTCGCAAGGTAACCGTGCCCTGTGTGAGCGTGACCGCGATTATTACGACGGTAAGCAGTGGACAGATGAAGAAATAAAAGTGTTAGAAAAGCGCGGGCAACCAGTTGTCACTAATAACCGCATAAAGCCAAAGATTGACACAATCGTTGGTATGGAGATTAAAAGCAGGGTTGACCCAAAAGCGTACCCCATAAATCCGAATCCTGAAGACAATCAAAGTGCTGAGGCGGTGACTGATGCGTTACGTTATGTGGCTGACAATGCTGATTTTGATCAAGTCAAAACAGATGCGGCCTACGACTATGCACGCGAAGGAACCTGTGCGGCAGTTGCAGAAGTAGAAAAAACATCTAAGGGTTTTGAGATATTCCCAAGGCATATTCCGTGGGATCGTTTTTTCTGGGATATGCATTCCTGCCTCAAAGACGGTAAAGATGCCAAGTTTATGGGTCAGCATCTCTGGATGGATGCCGACGACGCCAAAGCAATGTTCCCTGATGCTGATGAATCGCTGTTTGCTGAAGGCGCGCAAGATGGCGCAGTCGGTGACACCTATGACGATAAGCCGCGTAATGCGCTTTATGATAAAGCAAGAAACCGCGTCAGAATGATTGAGATGTACTATCACAGTGGCCAGTGGTACCACGTGATATTTACTGGCAATGGTGAGGTGTTACCTTCGCGGCTATCACCGTATCTTGATGACTGTAATGAGCCCTGCAATCCCATTGAAATGCAATGCGCGCATGTTGATCGTGACGGGGAATCTTACGGTTTGGTGCGCCAGTTAATTTCACCGCAAGATGAGCTTAACAAAAGACGCTCTAAAAGCCTGCATTTGCTAAGTGTCAACCAAACTATTGCTGACGATGGCGCGGTTGATGACGTTAATAAAGCAAAGCAAGAGATGGCCAAGCCCGACGGCTGGATCACTAAAAACAAGGGCAAAGATCTTCAAATCAATACCGGCATTGATTTGGCTATGGGGCAATTTCAGTTATTACAAGAATCAAAAGCCGAGATAGACCAGATTGGTGCCAATGCGGCAATCACAGGGAAAGAAGAAGGCAATATATCGGGGCGGGCACTACAGATTAAGCAGCATTCTGGCACCGTCGAGATGGAGCCAGCGATGGATGGCTTGCGCTCATGGGAGCGTCGCATGCATCGGCAGCATTGGGCGCGCATTAAGCAGTTCTGGAATGAGCAAAAGTGGATACGTGTTACCGATAATGAAAAGAATATTCGATTTGTAGGGCTTAATCAGCCGGTTACGGTTGGCCAAGTGTTGCAGCAGCGTGGTACTCCTTATGACGACCTTGACCCTCGTAATGAAGAAATAGCCTACATTCAGAATAACGTAGCGGAGCTAGATGTTGATATTAAGCTTGATGTGTCACCTGACATGGTCAATATCCAAGCTGAGCAATTTGAGCTATTGGCGCAAATGTACCAAGCCAATCCGGACGCTATACCTTTTGAAACGGTGATTGAAGCCTCGACCATCCGCAATAAAGACCAGATACTCGAAAAGATACGCGGTGAGACTCCAGAGGCACAACAGGCGCAACAAGCGCAACAACAGCAAATGCAGATTGCAGAGCAGGCAGCCCAGCTAGAGATGGACGAAAAGCAGGCAAAAGTCAACAAGACCAATGCAGAGACAAAAAAAATAAATATACAGGCTGCCGTAGAAGCCAATACACCGATTTATTAACAACCAAACAACGATTTACCAAAAGCCCGCCTCGTGCGGGTTTTTTTATGCCGCCGCCGGGCTCCGGGCGATACAGGACGACGCTGAACGGTCGATACAGGACGACTCTGTTAGGTCGAGGAGAAAACTATGTCAGATGAACTTAACGACTTTCCCAATGATTTACCTGCAATTGAGGAAACCCCAGCCGAGGTATCGGTAGAGACAGAACCGTCTCAAACTCAAGAGCCTCAAGCAGAAGAAGCAACGGGCGCAAAAACCGCTGAACCTGAACAACAGGCCGCAGCAGAGGACTCGCCGCCGGAGCCTGAAAAGTCGGATAAGCAAACTGATGTAGATACCCCTGTTCCGGGTGTTGGTGGAATTATAGACGAAAGGCGAAAACGCCAGGAGGCTGAGCAAGACCTAAGCGATGTTCGTGCACAGCTTAGAGAGGCTCAAGCGCAACTACAGCAACAACAGCAACAGCCAACGCAAGTGCCGGATCCGCTGGACGATCAGCAAGGTTATGCCGATCACATTCAGCAGCAAGTAGATGAAAGGATCCGGGCAGCGACTTTTGAGATGTCACAACAATTAATGCGCGCGCAACATGATGATTATGATCAATCTGCAGATGCATTTTTGGAGTTGGCAAAATCAAATCCGCAGTTAGTCGCTGAAATGCAAGCACACCCTATGCCTGCCAAATTTGTCTACGAGACGGCAAAAAAAGCCGAGCAGTACGCAGAGATGCAGGATATAGACAGTTATAGGGCCAAGCTCGCAGCGGAGGTTCGCGCAGAGGTAAAAGCTGAACTCGAAGCCGAGGCGAAAGCTAAAGCCGAGAAAGAGGCCAAGCTCAATGGCGCGCTCGCGCCCAGTCTAACTAACACACGTGCCGCAGGTACTAACACCACAGTGCTAACCGTTCCCGATCCAGATGGTAAGGGCGGCATATTTGATCGATAAATCAACCTCATTTAACAGAAAGGGCAACTTACCGTCGAGATGGCGGAATTTTCCGAGGCTCGTCGTGAGACGCCCGGCAATGGAGACAATAACATGGCTAATACTACAGCAACCGCAGGGTTAACCCCCCAGTTATGGGATGAGAAGTTTTTTACTGAATATGTAACCGCAATGCGGTTTTTTTCTGTAATGGGCAAGACAGAAAATAACATTATTCAAACTAAAACCGACCTCACAAAAAAACGCGGTGATTCCGTTACTTTCGCTCTAGTCAATAGACTTAAAGCTGCTGGCGTCACAGGATCAGCTACCCTTAAAGGCAACGAAGAAGAGCTTTTCAGTCGTAGCTTTAAGCTGGCGGTTGATCAAATTCGTCACGGTGTCGTTGTTCCTGATCTGGAAGAGCAGTTTTCTGCGATTGGCTTACGGGATGCCGCTAAACAAGCTCTAAAAGTGTGGATTATGGAAAGAACCCGGGACGATATTATTAAGGCTTTAGCGTCAATCAATGGTGTGTGCTACAGCAGTGATTTTGCGACTGAATTTGACAATCAGGGTAATCTCGCCGAGGCAGTAGCCACTGAGCAGCAGAAAGATACTTGGCTTGCGAGCAATGCTGACCGTGTTTTATTCGGTAATGCGGTAGGCAATAATCCAAGCAATGACCATAGCGCGTGCCTTGGGGCAATCACTTCGTCGATGAAGCTGGGACCAGAAGAAGTTTCATTGATGAAGCGCATAGCAAAAACCGCTAGCCCAAAAATCCGACCCACCGAGTCGAGTGAGCAAAGACAAAGCTATATTCTTTATTGTGGCTCGCTGGCGTTCCGTGATTTTGCCAACAATGCCACCGTAACCCAAGCGAATCGTGAAGCATTAGCGCGAGGCAAGAATAATCCTATTTTCTCTTCCGGTGACTTGATGTGGGATAACGTGATTGTCAAAGAAATTGAAGACATTCCCAGCTTAGGCACGGTTGGTGCCTCTGGTGCTGAGGTTGCGCCTGTCTTCTTCTGTGGCGCGCAAGCCCTTGGTATGGCATGGGCAAAACGAACAGAGACCCGTACCGATAACGATGACTACGATGATAAAAAAGGCGTAGCTGTGCGGGAAATTCGCGGCATTCAAAAAATGACCTTTGGCAGTGGCTCGACAGATACCGCCGATCTAAAGGACAACGGTATTGTTACTGGCTATTTTGCTGCAGCTCCTGACGCTTAAATCTAACCTCCCCTCTACCTCGTGTAAAAGCGGGGTAGGGGATTTACCCGGAGAAAACAATGCTTGTGATTTACAAAGGAAATTTTAACGAGAACCCTAGCGTCAACTTTCGCGGCCAAGCCTTTGAACCGGGCAAACCCGTAGAAGTGACTCAAAAGTGGTTCGATAACTGTCAGGGGATGTGTGAAGTGTATAAGCCTAAACGAAAACCTAAACCAAAGCCCAAACAGAGCGACTAAATGACCGTTTCTACCACTGATATTGCAAATCAAGCCTTGGTTAAAGCTGGCGTTAAAACCTTTGATAATACAGTAGATTCGGCAGTTATTGCTCAGGTCAAAAAAAATCTAGTCAATTTGTATAACCTACTGTATGCCCGTGGCATTGTTAGCTGGGACTTAGATTCAATCCCCGATCATGCGGTAGGCTCCATCGTTAGCGAATTAGCTTGGCATATTAGAAATGACTTTAGTATACCCGATAACAAGAAAGTCGATTTGCGAGTCGAACAACAACAGGCGCGGGCTGATTTACAAGCCCTAGAAGAGGTTCCTGCTAATGATGAGCCGACGGTGATTAATGCGTATTAACCTCCCTGCCATCGGGCAGAGCTATGAGCACGTCGATATCCCGCTATCAGCGCAGACGACTAAAAACTGGTATCCCGAAATTAACGCCGAGGCTAGCGTTGTTCTCAGTCTGCAGCCGTTTCCGGGTGCCAAGATGTTTAGTGCTGGCACTGGGGTAGATCGCGGTATGACCGTCTGGGGTAATCAGCTCTATAAAGTCACTTTTAACAACTTATACCGCATTGATGCACAGGGGCTGTCAACCAATATCGGCACCATCCTCGGTACGGGACGCTGTACCTTTCCCCGCAGTTCGGAAAAGATGGTCATTGTTACTTCGGGTAAGGCTTACCAGTACGATGGTACAACGTTGGCTGAGATTACCGACGCTGACTTAGAACAGCCAGATTATGGCGCGTATCTGAATCAACAATGGATTTATCAAGGTTCGGGGTCGCGCTTCGCGGTATCTGATGCCGCCCAACCAGAGCAGATTAACGCTTTAAACTATGCCGCAGCCGAATCAGAAGGCGATGACCTTGTCAGACCCTATGTATTCAATCAGGAACTGTACCTTTTTGGCGATTCAACCATTGAGCGATGGTTCAACTCTGGTGTAGGGCAACCGCCATTTGATCGGATCGAGGGCGGTATTATTCAAGTTGGGCTGGGTGCGGCTAACTCGGTAGCTCACAACGATCAATATATTTATTTCCTCGGTGATGATCGTTTTGTATACCAGATGGTTGGCTCTCAAATTCGATCTATTTCCACCATCCCGCTAGCGTCTCAATACGCCGATTATTCAGAGGTGAGTGATGCGGTGGGGTTTTGTTTTTACTACCAAGGCCAACAGTTCTATCAGCTAAGTGTTGCTGGTCAAACATGGTGCTACAACCAAAACGCTGGCGGCTGGTTTGAGTTGACCTATGGCATTAAAGAAAAAGCGCAACCTATTACTGACACTGTCAATTGTTATGGCAAATTGCTGGCAGCGCAAGGCGGTAATGTTTTAGAAATAGACAGGAAAACGAACACGTTTAACGGTGAACCAATTGTTAGGGAGAGAGTGTCAGGGCTAATATCTGGTGAACTGTTAGGCGCGGATGCTGTTGGTAGACAGCTCTTCATGAGTCGGCTAGAGCTCATTATTAAAGGCGTACCCGCACTAGATGCAACACCTAAAATTATGCTCAGTTATTCAGACGATGGTGGTTATACCTTTAGCAATGAAAGGATACTCACTTGTGGTGCACTCGGAAATTATACCTTTCAAGCCGTGACGACACAGCTAGGCGTATTTTACAACCGAGTGATCAAAATTCGTATCTCTGACCCATCTAGCTATTCACTGCACCGAGTAACAGGAGACATTGAAATTGGCACTTAATCCCCCGCCTGATCGAATACCTAGCGCACTATTAAAAGACCCAGAGATACGGGCTTATTTGCAAGAAATGAGAGACTTTTTACGACTGCTGCATAAAGAGGTAAAAGTCATTAAAGAGCAATTGAACACGCAGAACACACCTTAATATCATGGCTATGATTCGCGCGGCTCTAGAGTCAGATTTTAATGATATTGAAACGATGGCCGCTGAATTTTGGCAGCATGCTGGTTTTGGCGTTCCCTACAAGGCGGGAAGTGCTCATTTTTATATAAAAGCTGCTTATGACCAGCAACTCTTGATAGTCGCGGAAAAAAACCAAAAATTGGTTGGTTTTGCAGCAGGAGCCACAGCCCCACTGATGGGCAATTCTGATTATATCGTAGGCACTGAATTGGCGTGGTGGGTGCAGCCAGAGCATCGAAACAGCAAGCTAGGTCATCGTCTCCTCAAGTCCCTAGAACAGGCAGCAAAAGTGGCAGGTTGCGACTTTTGGAGCATGTTATACATGGAATCCTCTATGCCCGGGACCATAAAGAAAATCTACAAACAGATGGGCTACAAACTGCAAGAAACTACATATTTGAAGAGGTTATAAAATGGGAGCAGTTACAGCAGCAGTTATTGGCGGTGGTTTAGCGGCAGGATCAGCCGTTAATAAGCGCAACGCGGCAAAACGCGCATCTCGCCAGCAGCAAAACGCGGTTGATAAAGCAATAGAATTCCAACGTGAAACCAGAGATATAGCCCGCGGGGATTTAAGCCCTTACAGTGAAATGGGTGAGCGCGCTATTCCTCGCCTCGATCATCTCGCAAGTACTAGCAATCCCTATGATCTGCGCCGAGGCGTAACCTTGGACCCTAATTACCAAAGCAACGTGCGAGATTTTAATCGAGCGGGTGATTTTCAAGGCACAATACGAAGTTTAGACACTGACAATAAATTCCAAGGCAACGTTAACAATCTTAATGTTGACCCAGATTACCAAGGCACAATACAAAATCTAGATGCAAACGCACAATACATACCTGCACAACGCCCGCAGCGGCAGCTAAACACAGACTTCAACGCCAGTCCTCGGCCAACTTATGAAGACGCAGCGTCACGCACTGATCAGCGGTTCCGAGATGCCGCTGAGACAGTCGCCGATCAGGTTTCAGCGAGAGCCGCCGCCAGAGGGAAACTCGACAGTGGGGGGACATTAAACGAGCTGTTCAGGCAAAACCTGATGTTAAGAGAAGGTTTGACCCAGAGTGAGTTTGATCGCAATCGCCGCCTTGAGGATCGTGATCGAATGAATTTAGCCCAAGATGAGTCCATTTATAGCAACAACCTTAGCCGAAACCTTGCCGCTAACGCTTCAGATCGCCAAGATACTGCACTTAACGCGCAAATCTTCGGCCAAAATTTTGACCGAGATGTTAACGCCAACCAAGCCAGTCGAATTAATGAGCTAGCGCGCGAGGCAATGTTTAACAATAATTTTAACCGCGGTTTAGCAGCTAATGAATCTGACCGAGCTAACGAACTTACCAGAGCGCAATTGTTTAATGACAATTTTAACCGAGATGTTACTGCCAATCAGGTCGACCAAAGTAACCAGTTAGCATTAGCGAAACTGTACAGCGATAATTATAACCGTGCCTTAGCCGCCGCTGGTTTTAATCGTGATAATGAGCAAATGCGAGAGCGTACGGCTAACAACAACTTTGCTAGAAATCTCGATCTAGCCGCCTTAAACCGTCAAGAGGCGGGATTGCGTGACGGGCTTTTGAACAGTGATTTTAACCGCAATCTGTCGCTTGCCCAGCTTGGGCAAAACTCTTCCGCAGGCCAAGCCAGTGTCGCACAAAATACTGGCAATTCTATTTCCAATCTCTACACCCAACGCGGCAATGCCACAGCAGCCGGCACTATTGGGCGCGCCAATGCCACATCAGATTTCTTAGATACACTTGCTGGGATATCAGGCCGGATGTATGGGGCTGCTTAGCAAAAAGGAGTTAACATTATGACAATTGACGCGCGCATTCCCATGATGGGCAGACCATCCAACGCACTGGCCAGCTTTATGCAAGGTCAAGAAGACAACAAGCGCAATCAGCTTCTAGATTTACAAATTCAGAACCAGCAAAGCCAGGCTGACAAGGGCAGTGCTGAGGCTGAGATGGCGCAACTTAAATCCCAGTTTATGCCTATCGTCAACACGGCTATCCGGATTAAGTCGCTTGGCGGCGCAAAGCCAGAAAACCTACGGCAAATAAGTAGCTTGATTGCTCAGTCGGGAGCTAATCCCGAATCGGTACAGCAATCTGTTGCTCTTTTAGAGGCGGGTGACTTTAAAGGCTTTAACACCGAGCTAGATAATGTCTTAGCAGCGGGCAGGCAGATGGGGCTAGTAAAAGAGCAAAAAGATCAATCTTTTACCCTCAGTGAAGGTCAAACAAGGTTTAACGCCCAAGGCCAGCCATTGGCTTCCGTGCCTAAAAGCCCAGCAAACAAAAACTTTGATAATGCCACTAAGTTGCGCGGAGAATTCGCAAATCAAAGCAAAGACTTTACAAAACAAAATGCCGCAATGGGAAGAATTGACGCATCAGTAAAAGACCCCTCCGCCGCCGGTGATCTCGCGCTAATCTTTAACTACATGAAGCTACTAGACCCCGGCTCAACAGTCCGTGAGGGTGAATTCGCCACCGCGCAAAACTCAGCAGGCGTACCCCAGAGGGTTGTGGCTCGATACAACGCTTTAATCAGTGGTGAGCGGTTAGGAGATGCCCAACGTGATGATTTTTATAGTCGCGCAAAGATGCTTTATGACGAAGCGGTTAATCAACATAACGTGATGCGCAGCAACTACAGGGATTTGGCTACCAGAAATAACCTTAATCCCGACGATGTATTAGTTGACTTCAAAACCTATGTCGCGCCAGATGAAGCGAGCAACCAAAGCAGTACTAACATACCTGAAGGTTTTGTCTTAATGGAAGATGCCAGCGGTAACAAAGCCTACGTCAATCAACAAACCGGTGAAATAAGGGAAGTGCAATAATGGCTTTTGACCTCTCCACCGCCAGACCTGTTAGTCAATTTGATCTTTCCACCGCCAAGCCGGTACAAGAGCAGACAGAACAACCGGCAGCAGAAAGTCCTCAGAACATGCCCGCAGTTGCCGCCGCGCCTCTAGAAGCAATGCAGGCGTTTAATAATGCCGCATTCGGGCTTGTTGATACCCTCGGCGTTGATACAGTCAACGCGATCTTACAGGCTGCCGGTAGTGATAAGCGCATTCCTAGAATTACCGACCAACCTTGGATGAATCAGCAATATATGGAGGATGGTCTGGCAAAAGATGTAGCTAGAGGGGTAGGAAATACAGCCGCCCTTGGTTTTGGCGGTGGTGCCGTATTGCGCCAAGCGGCACAAGGGTTGCCAAAAATGGTATCAGGTGCCGAATCGGTGGGCGCGGGCATACTGCGGGAAATGGGAAAATCTAGCGCAGGCCAAGACCTAACCATAGGTGGGCTGGCTGGTGCCGGGCAAGTAGTCGGCGGTGATGCGGGCGAAAAGATCGGCGGGGCTGAGGGGCGTGTGGTCGGTGAACTGGCAGGCTCAATGACTGCGCCATTGGCAGCACCTGCAACAGCAAGCGCAATTAGAGGCACAAAAAGTGCCTATCAGGCCGCTAAAACGCCTACGCCTGAAAATGAAATTGTGCAGGCAGGTCAGCAGGCAGATATACCTATAATGACTTCAGACGTGCTACCTCCGCAGACTTTTAAGAGCAAGACTGCCCAGCAAATCAGCGAAAAAATACCCATTGTGGGTACTGGTGGCATGCGGGCAAATCAACAACAGGCGAGAGAAAAGGCCGTTGATACATTTACAGCTCAATACACTGATTTTAGCTATGGTGACATTGTTAAAAGCCTTAAATCAACCTCAGATAAAGTCAAAAAGGCAGCGGGTAATGTGCTAGAGACAGCAGGGCAAAAACTGGATACGGCTGGCACCATCCCTTTGACCAATACCCAAAAAGCCCTGCAGGCCGCAGAGACCGAACTCACCAAGCCCGGGGTGATACAGTCCCAGTCGGCAATTAAAGATCTCGAAACAGTTAAGGCCGCGTTGGTAGAGCAGGCCCCTACGTTTACCGCTCTAAAAGAAAATCGTACAGCCTTCAGAGAGCTAATAAGAGGCGTAGATCGCCCCGACCGTAGTCAATTGCCGTCTCGTGCCAAAGGGCTACTCACCAAGGTTGAGCAGGCCATGAAGTCAGATATGGATGCGTTTGCCAAAGCCAATCTGGAGCCTAGAGAATACCTAAAATGGCAACGCGCTAACCAAGTGTATTTTGACGAAGCAACTAAACTTAAAAACGTCAAGGTACGCGGGGTATTGGAAAAGGGCGATTTTACCCCTGAAAAAGTAGAAACCCTGTTATTTAGCCGCAGCCCCTCAGAAGTTAAGGTCCTCTATGACGGTCTAAGTAAAAGCGGGCGAGACAACGCCAAGGCGGCGATTATTTCAAAGGTGGTTACTGATTTATCGCGCCGCCAAAGCGGTATTACCCCTAATACATTTGCCAGTGAGCTTAAAAAATACAACCTGCAGACCAGTACCTTTTTTAAAGGCGAAGATCGAAAAGTATTAACGGGGTTACTTAAAGCACTAGATGCCACGAGACGCGCGCAGGATGCAGGGATCGCGACCCCCACAGGCCAGCAGTTACTGGGCGTCGTAGGCGGCATAGGTGCGGTCACAATGCCCACACAAGTAGCAATACCAGCGGCAACAGCAGGAGGGTTAGCACAGCTCTTCGAGTCCAATATCGGTCGAAGCGCGCTACTTCGATTGGCCCGTATTCCGAAGGGCTCAGACCTTTTTGATCGTACCGTTGTTGACGTTCAGCGCGCTTTTGCGACAGTCGCTCAACTTCCCAATTCTCAAGCTGAACCGCAGCAAGATAAATAAAGCAACCGATTAGAACTTTAGTTAATATCAAGATATCCATTTAGGAGCATGTTATGGCTTATCGACAAGCCTCAGCCTTTGTAAGTCAATTTTTGGACGCTAACGGGGAACCATTGGCCGGTGGCACAATCAAAGCATATCTTGCTGGCACCACTACCACAACTTCCCTATTCACCGATGATAGTGGAACCAGTGCCGGAAGCACCATCACCCTAAACGCTCGCGGTGAGCCAGAAGTCAGCGGCAATACTATCAATATTTGGTTAGATGAGACCATCACCTATAAGTTAATCCTAGCCGATAGTGCGGGGGCTACCATCTGGACAGTCGATAATATCAACGTAGGCATAGCCGCAGCGGCAGCAGAAATTCTCTCACTAGCCATTGATTCTCTCGACGTAAACGACGCACTAGCCATATTAACCGCCTCGGTGCAGACCCTAGATACATCCGGTGCCCTTGAGACGCTGTCCGATGCCGTTACCGCATTGACCATTACCGGTGGCCTGCAAAATGCTCTAGATGCTAAATTAAACACCGGTGACAATGCCGTCAGTGCCTCGAAATGGCAGACAGCGCGTAGCTTGACGTTAAATGGCGGTGCTAATGGTACTGTCACCGGCATTGATGGCACAACTGACATAACTATCAACACTACCATTGCCGACGACAGCCACAATCACACCATTTCTAATGTAGATGGATTACAGGCGGCTTTAGATGGAAAGCTAGGGACGGGATCGAATGCCGTCAGTGCCTCCAATGCAGAGAACGCAGACAAATTAGATGGTTACCACGCAGAGTCTACCAGAGACACACCCAATACTATTCCAGTGCGTGATGCTAACGGTTATCTCCATCTAGGTTGGATCAACACCACCAGCGGCAACACCAACAGCACCATTAACAGAATCTATGCCAGCTACGATGATAATATAAGATACATTACCCCTGACACGTTAAAGTCACAGTTAGGTCTGTGGCACACGGGCAACGATGGTGCTGGTTCTGGTTTAGATGCCGATACGGTGGACGGGTTGCAAGCTAGTAGCTTTTTGCGAAGTGATACCGCAGATACAAAAGCAGGCAATTTGACAATCGCTGGCAATCTAACTGTTGATAATAACAATAACACGACTGTTGATATTATCTCAGACGATGGTGGAATGTCTGAGTTACGGCTCTACGGCAATACTCAAGGAACAGGGCGGCTTTTTGTAGGACAAAGTACATCCTATGGTGGTGGTATTGAGTACAATGGAGACGATAGCCCATCTACTACAGGAGCAGGAATTGACTACATTGCTTTATACAGAAGGGATCAAAGCCAAGATGAATGGACAGCAAAAAATTACGCGACTAATAACGATTGGTATTTTAGAGGTAATGTCACAGCTTACGCCTCTGACCAAAGATTAAAAGAAAACATTACTACTATTAATAATGCGTTAGATAAAGTCACTATGTTGCGCGGCGTTACGTTTGACTGGAAAGAAGATTGCAAAGATAAAGGATTTTTGCCCAGCGCAAAGCATGAGACTGGGGTTATTGCTCAAGAGGTTCAAAAAGTGATACCTGACGCTGTTGTTCCTGCTCCGTTCGACGAAAAATACCTTACTGTCAAGCATGAAAAAATAATTCCAGTTTTAATCCAAGCCATCAAAGAACTCAATGCAAAAGTTGATCAATTAGAAGGGGCCAGACAATGACCCTTGCATCTTCCGGCACCATCTCAATAGGTGGCTCAACCGCCAGTCGCTCGATAAACCTAGAGTTGGGCAGAAGTGCCACCGCTACATCAAGCCTTGGCGAAACAAGTCTTAGAACGCTTGCAGGTGTTTCGTCTGGGGCAATTTCCCTGAGCAACTTTCACGGTAAAGCGCATATTCTCGATACTCAAACGGTGACGGTGGGTGCTTACAATAATATTGCCTATGGATGGGATAATTACTCTTTTTTTATAGGTGCTATATCTGATGGTACATGTAATTTTAAGAATGGTGCGAATATTAGACGAGTGACATGGTATGCATTCAACCCCTCAAAGTTAATGTTTATTGTTTCTGGTCAACATGACAATAATGAATTTACAACTATGAGCATAAGTGGTCAAAATTTTTCTAGAACTGATGCCAGCTATACTGCAGGTTCTAATGTAACAAGTTGGGAATGGACTGGAGTTGCTAACCCCTTTGGCACCACCGTTGGCACAACCAAAACCGTTACATGGACATAATTATGATTACTTGGAAAATCTACAACGTTGAATATATCGAGACGGTTAACGACAAAAGCAAAGTGATTAAAAATGTTCACTGGTGGGCGGAACAGACCGACGACAACGGCAATATGGGCTACTCATGGGGTAACCAACAACTCGATATTGGCGATCTAGCTAACTTTACCACATGGGATCAAGTCACCGAGCAGCAATGTATTGATTGGGTTAAGGCGGCAATGGGTGAACAAGTTGTCGGTCGGATCGAGTCCGATATCGCTGATCAACTGAACAACCCCGACCCGATGCGTATACGGGGTTATGGTTTGCCTTGGGGCTAATTTGAAAACCATCCAGAAGGTGGCTACACTAGTATTAAATGGGTTGGGACTACCCGACCGGCGTAGGGCTGCTAAGACTTCTTGGTGGCCCTTCTGCTTTTCAGGAGAACACTTTTAACCCTTCCTACAACTTATAATCATTTCCACTCAAGGTTGGCCTTTCTAACGTCGGCATGGCTAAGGTTGGCCCCCTAGTAGATGAACCTGTATAAACCGTAGCCGGTAAGATCGTTGATACATCTTTCAATGTGACTTACTTGCCGCATGAGAAACATGTCCATATACCTCTTGGCCTCTTCTTTCGTCATTACACCTCTGATCTCATACAATTTATGATAATATGGCGGTCCAGGATCGTAATCTGGATCATCGTTTAGATGGTCGCGGCGTATTACGCATACAAACCAGTCGCCACTTATATCATCAGGCATCAAGAAAAAATCACTCGTATTAATTTCTTGTTTAAGAACTTCCAGAAAATCCCCTGCCGCTTCATGTATTCTATCAGTCATAGAATTAATCTCCTTCTTATCTCGTTAAGTTCTTCTTGATTCATATTAGACTCCTTCTACCACTTTGAACCATCTGGAGAGATGGCCCCCTCAAGGTAGGCCCCCTTAAGTTTGGTCCATAAAATTTCGGCATTCTCAAGGTTGGCATCTTTAAGGAAGGCATTTCTAAGGTCGGCAAATTTAAGGTTGGCCCTCTCAAGGTTGGCCTTC